CTCGGTCCGTGGTCCGTGGAGCACGATCATGGCTTTGAGCTCCAGCATCAGGGCTCCGATGGTTCCATAGCACTGTGCGTGCAGGTCGTTGGCTTCCTGGTAGTTCCTTGTGCCGCGTTGGCACTGGCGCATCACTTTCTCGGCGTCGATCAGCAGGTCGTTGATGTCGGTCATGTCAGTACTCCACCTTTTCGATTTTGAACTCGTGCTCGCAGTGTTCGCAGGTCACTTCCCAGTCCTTGAGTCGCTCCCATCGGTTGTTGAAGATGTGGCCCGAGATGTCGTGCTCGGTGTCGTGTTGTGGCTCTGCCAAGTCGTTGGACTCGTCGCACTTCGGGCAGGTAACGTACAGGCTCCAGTCCAGTTGTGCAGTGGGTGGTCTAGGCATGGTCCTTCTCCTTGATTTGCTTGGCCACCCAATCGCGCATCACGCGCCAGCGGCGCTCAGGGGCGGTACCGTCTTGTACGCGAACACTGTGGCGCAGGGGCCGGCCCCAGTCGGGTCCCCGCTCGGTGGGTGGCCCGTGCAGCTCGATGTCTTTCCAGTACCAATCGTCCACGAACTCGTCGTTCATCCACATGATCTCTTGAACCAGTGGTGCGGCCACGCCAAAGCGCTCTGCCACCAGGCGCTCATCGCAGCCATCCTCTGCGTCGCCCAGGTCATCCATCTTGACGCCACGGGCCGCGCCCAGGGCCCCCAGGGTGCAGTACTCGCCACTGGCGGTCGCGAAGCTGTTGGGGTACAGCTTCTTGTCAGGCATGGCGTCTAAAACAGCCAGCAGCTCGCGCAGCAGGGCCTGGCCACGCTTGCCACGGATGGAGCTGGCCACCCGGCCGCGCCACATGATCAGTCGCCAGTTGTCTTCGATGTCGTCAGAGTAGCCGCTCCTGCTCATTTGTTTCGCTCCTTGAGTTTGCGCTCGATGGCTTTGTAGAAACCGATGATGTCCTGGAGGTCCACCACCCAGAACATGTAGAAGTTCATCACCTCTTCTTCCGTCAGCCCCTGCCACTCAGGCCGGCCCGGAAAGAGTCCGACAATGCGCCGCGCCAGCTCTCGGCGGCTGCGCTTGCCTCCACCTTCATCCCAGTGAACGATAGTCTCGTAGACTGTCTCCAGCTCTTCCCGCTGCCCTTTGAGCTCGTCAATCCGTTGCTGCATCTGCTTGGCAGCGCGCAGGGCTGTGAGCTTGCCGATGTAGTCGTAGCAGAGATTGCCCAGGCGCTCGATCTCGTCGGCGGCTTCGTGGCAGTACCGGCCCACAGGTTGGACGCTGGTTTCAAAAGGCCCGTGGTCCGTGATCAATCTCGCATCCTTCGGCACCCCGCGCAGCAGCTCCAGCAGGCTCACGGCTTTGGGTTGTTCGCTCATGGCCGCTTCCTCGTATTGGCCGTTGGTCATGGCTTCTCCTTGAACATATCGTTGGTCGTGCGGGCCATGTTCCAGCCGGCCCGAAAGACCGCGTTGACCTTGTTACCGCCCCAGGCCTCGCGCTCGTAGTCTTCGATGGTTGGCCAGGCGTAATCGGTCTTCGTGTACAGCGGCACGTCATCAAGGAACGCTCGATGCGATGTCAGGGTCGTGGTCACCGAGCCACCTTCCACCAGCTCCTTGAACCGATCCTTGTCGATCCAGCAGACTTCGTTTTGCCTGGTCATTTTTTGTCCCAATCATCAAACAGCTCGTTGTTGCTCTGCGAGCGGCCGTAGCCGGCAAAGAGCCCTTTGATCCGCTGCCAAGCCAGGCGGCGCAGGGAGATGTTGGCCAACTGCTCGCGCAGGGCGTGCACTTCCAGCAGCGTCGCACTGTCGTGCTTTGATAGCAGCCGGTAGGCCTCCTCGTACTCCTGGCGTGCCGCTTCACGGCCTTCTTGCCAGCCACGGCGGTAGGCTCCGCTTTCGACATCCTTGTACGTGCGGCGCGGGCGCTTCTTGCTCTCACGGGCGGGCGTGATCTCGGTGATCACGATGGGGGTCTCAGTCGTAGTAGTCATCGGTTTGGTTCTCCATGTGTTCAAAAACTTCCTGCTCCAGGCGCTCGCATTCGGCGCGGTTGCCCTGCAGCTTTTTCTCCAACCACGGCGCGGGTCGGCCCCTGCGGTCGAGGATTTCCCAGTCCCCGCAGCCACCCTCCGCCGGGTAGCAGTGCTCGGGAGGGCCGCTGACCTTGGCAGGAACGTAGGCCTCCCAGTAGGTCACGCGGATGATGCAAGGGATGCCGCAGCATGTGGTGTCGAACTCGGTCATTGCACCACCTCCGATACCTTGACGCGGATGTTGCCCTGGCCGATGTGATACATCAGCTTGAGCAAAAACTCCTGGCTCATGGTGCTGCTGTCGATCTCAATGAAGGCCTCCTGCGAGATCACCATAGCCGCGACCACGGTCCGTGGTCTGCGAACCCTGATCCGTGGCCCGTGGACACTGAACACTGGTGTTTCATCCTTGTCCATGCTGGCCCTCCTTCCATTGCTTAATAGCCTCGTCACGGGCTTGCATGATGGGCGCAGCGCATTCATCGCACATCTCCGCCACGTAGCCCATCTGGTAGGTGTACTGGTTGTGTGGCCGTGGGAACACACCAGTGAGATGGTTTGAGCACTCGTACGTTTCCGAGTCAATCTCCCGCCGGCACAGGTCGCAAAAGTGTGTGTAAGTCAGTCGAATCATGTCGTCTCCGGCGCAAAGGCCTTCTCGTTGATTTTGTAGTCGTGGAACACCGCGCCGCGCGTTTTGTCCCCGACCTCGCAGTTCTTCACCCACACCTGCTTGCCAGACTTGAGCGTGCGCCAATGCCCACGGCGCTCGTGCCAGCGTGGGCTCGCGTGCGTGCCACCTTGGTCCTCGGACCGTGGTCTGCGCGGCTCGATCACCACCGTGGTCCAGTCGTAGGACGGGACCTTGCCCTGGCGGATTTTCTTGGCCCAGTTCGCGCGCTTGAGCGGTGTGTAGCCCGTGGCGGGGGCCACGTCCAAGGACTCAAGGAACGCGCAGATGAAGGCCAGCACGCCTGTGGCCGGGCTCGTGCGGTAGTCAAACTGGGTGCCGTCTTCGTGCCGCACCTTGACACCGTCGGGGGTGACGATGAAGGTGAACGGCACGGTCGGGTGGTAGGACTTGCCGTAGAACTGCCAGCCCACCACCGCAGTCACCGTGCCCACACGGTTGGCCAGGATTAGTACCTTCTTGCCCTCGTACCCGCACACCAGCGCGGTCTTTGGGAAGGGCAGCGGCCGCTCCAGGAGCTCGCCACTGATGTGCTGCTCGTGGCGGTAGACAGCGGTCATGTCGAACCACTGGTAGTTGATGGCCTCTTCAGGTTCGAGGCTCACCATCTCCTGGATTAGCGGGCTCATTGGTCCCTCGCTTTCAGCATGGCGTCGGCAATCATGTAAGCCCATTGAGCATCTGTTTCTGGTTGGTAATGCATAGGATTTGACTTGTTTGCCATAAATCCCTGCATCGCCTTGGCAGCAAAGTAGTCGCGCAGAGTCATGCCCTTTTGCGGATCGTGCATTCCGTGCTGATGCGCCGGGGAAGCTGGCCGGGGGAACGCCGGCCCTCCTGTGTCTGCCTTGCTCATAGCGGCATATCCCCGTGCCATGGTTCGTCACGCATGCGCTTGAGGTTGAAGATGAACCGGTACTGCGGGTGCACCTTCACGAACAAGCGCGCGTAGAACGCGATGTGGTCGTTGCTGATCTTGTAGTCCGATCCTGTGGTGGTGATCATCACCTCCCAGCGGATGCGGTTGATGATGAGCCAATGGCTGATCTTGCGATGGCCGGCGTGGATAGCCTCCATCGTAAAGCGCTCGAAGTGCTGCCACACCTCCGGGTTCGCTGCATTGAATGCGTTGAACTCCCGCTGGCGCAGGTGGAACGGGGTGTTCATGCTCATGACTTCACCTGCAGCAGCTCACCCTCGTGATCCTCACCCACGTGCTCAGAGAACAGAGTGAGCTCGAAGTCGCCTTCCGGCGTCTTGATCTCGATGGTACGTGTGGCGTAGGTACCGTGGCTACCGGCACCGCTGTTGTTTTCCTTGGCAGGTCCGACAATGATGTCGGTCACCCGATGGATGTTGAGACTGAAGTTCATGCCTTTCTCCTTTCTAAGTTGGCAGTTGATTTTAGCAGGTACCTCGAAGTACCTGTCAAGTACTTTATTCGACCAAAGACAAAATATCTGCTCCCATGCCGCAGCCGGCGCAGTACCGACTGACGACCTCCAGGGCGGTGTGGATGTCCGCGCCGCAGGCCAGCGCGCCGATGGCGAAGTCTCGGCCGGAACCAAAGGCGTACCACCCATCGCTGCGTGCGGCCTCGGTGAAGTCCATCGGGTACGGACTCTTCTCGTACTTCAGCACACGCTTGTCAGGCGTGATGACCAGGAAGGCCACCCAGTCGTCCTTGTTGCGCATGCAAGCGGGCTCCTTGCCAGGCTCGGCTCCTTGCTCGAACCAGTGGAACATCTCCTGCGCCAGGTCCCAATCCCCAGCAGCTGCGCATAGGTGGCCGTTGATGCGGCGGATTTTGGTCACGCGACGCACCAGGTCACTCTGTGTCGCCTGCTTGTCAGCGCCGAGCAATCCGTTCTTGTGATCCCAGATGACGACGGTCATTTGAACCCCACCATGATGCGATCCGGCCGCAGCACGTTTTGGCCAACAGGCCGCCACAGGTGCAGGCAGTACGGATGGTTGTTGACGTGATCCTTGGACGGCACATGGAACTGCATGACCACGTCCTCGTCGTCCCAGAAGAGGTCCTTCACCTGGCACATCTCTTCCCAGGTCGGGCAGCGGTCCTTGCGGCTGACGCTCACGTGCTCCCAGCCCGCGCCATCGCTGGCGAGGACGAAGACCACCTGGCTGTGCTTGAGCTTGACCACGAAGGCTCCGTTGCCTGCGTCGCCCTCTGGGTAGCCGGAGAGCTTGACTCGGAACTTCTCAGGCATCTTGAACATCAGAACCACCCGAACCAAATGCCCGTGCCGTGCACGCAGCCGACCGGGAAGAACACCGCGCCTGCGATCAGAAAGCCCCAAGAGGCCGTCTTCAGGCAGGTGATGACGTGGGTGAACCAGGCCAGGATGACCCAGGCTCCGACTGCGAAGGGAAGAAGATCGCTCATGATGCCTCCGATGGACGTTCGACGTAGTTGTGGATGGGCTTGTAGGGAAAGGTGATGGGCACCATGCTGTCGCGGCTGGTGTAGTGCGACTTGTACCGGGTCTTGCCTGGGTACCCAGACTCATCGGGCTCAAGCTCGCGCTCGTGCCACTCGTAGAAGACCCTGCCTTCCAGGTCGTAGGCCTGGCCATCAAAGCGGTCGGCCTGCTTGAAGACGCGGCTGCAGCGCCTGTTCTGGAAGACGCCTTCGCTGGCCTCATGCCACTCCCAGTCCTCGCCTGTCAGCGGGGCGATGGGCTCGAACATGGCCAGGGTCTTGAACATATTGGCGGCGTAGGGCGCGGTGCTGCCGCTGTGGCCCTCCTCGGCGAAGATTTCCAGCAGCTTCAGGACGTGCGTGCAGATGGCCTCCTGCATATCGTCCTTGAAGCGGCCGTCCTCATCGAGCCAGCCTGCTGCCTTGAACTCCAGCCATGCGTGGTCGTTGAGGCGGCTCATAGGTCCACCCCGTCAGTCAGGTAAGCCATGCCATTGTTCAGGCGCTCGATCTGGTCCGTGAGCCGTGCAACCTGGTCCGCCAGCGGCGACTGCGAGGCCTGCACGCGCCCGGTATCCTTGGTCACCGCTGGCTCTGGCATCGGCCGTGTCAATGGCCCGAGCTTCATGGTCAGATTGTGGAACCGCTCTTCCATGGCTGCCACGTTTTTGGCCAGGCGTTCCATCTGATACTCAATGCCGCTGCCCAGTCGTGGGCCTTCATCGCGGGCGATCTGATCGCGGCCACCGGCCATGTTCATGCCCAGGCCCATGCTTATGCCTCCCAATATCGCGCCAGAATATGCATTTTTTGCATAATCTTGGTCCCTGGCCCATGCCGCTTGCTTCTCGGCCATCTCGCGCTGCCGGTAGTGGTCAGCGATGCTGTTTTCTGCTCCTTGAATCATCGCTCCACCCCCTGCAGCTCGTCTGCCACCAGCTTGGCGTAGCCGGCGATGTCAATCCAACTGTCGGCGTAATCTGGGTCGCCATTGACGATGCGGCCGATCTTGTGCGCGATCATCTCCAAGGACTCCCACTGGCTGTCAGTAAAGGTCTTGTTCAGCGCAGCGGCGTGGCGCGACATCACGCGCTTGAGCTCCTGCGTCACCTGGGCGTGGCCAGAGAACTTGCCGTAGCGTGTGCCGCGTTCCGTGAGCGTTGCAACGATGTTGCCCTGGTCGTCGTCCGATGCCGTCCAGGTCAGCTCCGCTGGCTCTTCTTCAGCCTCGCTTTGCACCGGCTCCTGCGTCATCTTGGCCACGTGCGCGGCGTACTCCAGGGGATCGATGCCCAGGCGCTTGGCCACTATGAGCTGCCCGTGGGTCAGGCGCACATTCTTGCTTTTGACCAGCTCGCGCGCCTCTTCGCGCTTAGTCTCCTGCAGGTCCTTGCGCAGCTTGTAGATGACCGGCTTGGCCGTCTGGAATCGCTCGGCCAGCTTGGCCACGTCAGCGTTCGGGTTCTTGATCAGGTACTCGCGGATGCGATCAGCTTTTGTTTTCTTGGCTCTCATTGGGTTGCTCCTTCGTGCGGATAAGTTTGGCTTTGCCTTCGCGGATCGTTTTCTCCACGTAGTCGTAGGCCTTCTCGATGTCGTAAACGGTGCTGTTTTCCAACTGCACCTCGTGAAGGTCCGTGATCAGCTTGAGTGCTTCCCACTCTGCAGCCTTCATCACGAACCGCATGCCCAGCCTGACACCCCGCTCCGCCAAGGCGTGGAGGTGGTGCTGGGACTCGTTGATCTCCTTGAGCCAGTCGTTGCCCTTGCCATGAATGGCGAGGGACTCCGACATGTTGGCCATGGCGATCAATCGGTCAACGTCATCTTTCGTGGCGCGACCTGTGCGCACCTGCTCCAATGCTTCGCGGTTCTTGATCTGGATCATCAGGAACTGATCTTTCAACTGGGGCAGGCGCTGCATACCAGACAGTACAAATCCAAGCGGATCGGCCAGCACGGGCTTGGGCCGATACTTACTGCGTTTTCTCACTTGAACATCTCGGCAATCGCGGCTACCAGCATCGACAGGCCGATGAGGTACAACACGTACACCTGTGGGCTGTAGCCATACTCGTGAGGGCGCTTGCCCATCAGGATCGACTGCATGCGCTCCTCCTCGCGACCGAGCTGGCGCGGGGGCCGTTGATACTGCAGCCCGATGAGGACCTTGCCGGTGTTGACATAGCGGCCCGAGGCGGCCAGCTTCTTGTAGAGGTCGGGCTTCAAAACGGGGCCTCCTCGTAGTCTTCGAGGTCAACCCCCTTCTTGGCCTTCTTGCGCAGCTCCTTGGGCATGAGCTCGGCAGGCATGACCCAACGGGTACCATCCCACTGAGGGAAGGGCCAGGGGTACGGAAGCAGTGGTTCAGTCTTCACACTCTTTCTCCTTTCTGTTTGGGAGCCTCAATCTTAACCGCTCCAGTTCACTTGTCAACTCCTCAACTCTTTTTTCTGATCTCATCCAGGCATCTCGCCATAGGTGACTGTCGTCCAGCTTATCCGCTGCCGTCTGCAGAATAGGTGCAATCGGTGCGTGGCTGGGGAAGTCTGCGAGGTACCGGAGGTTGTCCGATAGCTTCATTACTTTCTCCAGGGGTGTCGTTCATACTCTTCGTGCAAAAAACCATACAGTACCAGGTCGTCCCCATCCGCAAAAACCTTGCGCATGCGTCCTTCGTACTGAAATCCCATGCGCTCTGCAAAGCGCTGGGTACGTAGGTTGGAGCCCCGGATGAGGCCCGTGATCCGTGATACTTGCAGCACCTCAAAGGGCAACTGCATCACCGCGTTGTAGTAGCTGCGCGAGAGCCAGTGTCGGCCAGGCTCGGCAGCCAGGTGCATGTCGATGTTGGTACCGATGTAGGAGGAGAACACGCACACCGCGATGAAGCGGTCGTGCGCGTCCACCAGGCTCACTGCGCTGCAGTTGTCACCGATCCCGTCGGCCCCGATACGATCCTTTGTCCAGGTTACTGCAGCGGCGATCCGCTCATTCCTCAGAATCCTGGCCATAGCTGTCGATGATCTCGTCTTCCCACAGCAGTATCTGCTCCTCGGGGATGCCCTTGGTGATGTCCACCTTGCGGGGCTTGCCAGCCGGGCCGGTGATTTCGAGCAGTACCTC